TCTTCATTTTGTTCTTTTATTTTTTTTAATACTTGTCCTTGTATATCATTTTGTTCTTTAAATTTTTTAACACCCTCGCTTACTAGTTCGTTAAATTTTAATCTTTTAATATTTGCTTGCTCTAATCCAAATAATTGTAATTTTTGATTTTCTTCTACTCCCTCTTTTTCTAATCTATGAAATTCAAGAACTCTTTTATGTGCATGTTCTTGCAAGAATAATTGTAATTTTTGTTCTTTTGCTTTTGCTTTAGCAATAAGTTCTTCTACTTTTTTAACCTCAACTATAGCTTCGCTTTGTTTTTTTATAGCATCTGTTGCTG